TTAATCGTGTTTTCCCTGCTGACACAGATAAAGGTTCTCGTCAGGTAAATAGTGATAACGCCACAACATATCCGAAGGATCCCGCAATTTATCCACCGGCCGGAATTCCCCTAAGGTAATAACACTTTCCGCAAAACGGTGGGGTATACCTTCTGCCCTGGCATTTTTCGCTATTCCCGGCGGGGAAAGTCCCTGATATCCGGTGACGACCGGGATCAGCACCGAACCGGGAGCAGTGGTATATTTCAGTAATGCCTCCATTGCATCCATTCCGCTGTTCATTGCATTGACCATGACATCCCGCCGCTCCAGTAATGCATATCCCGAAGCAATACATTGCCGCACTTCACACCATCGCGTTTTACTGTCAGGAAAAGGGCCGGTCTCCTGTTTACCTGAATCTGTAATATCGCCACCGGCAATTTTCAGCATGTTTATTGTTTCAGATACCACAGTGAGGAATTCCTTATTTTTATCTTGTATATTCCCGCCGCAAATAAGCAGTGAAATATTGAGATGACAATATACGTCCTCAACCAGTGATGGGTTTTTGCCTTTTTTATCCGGTGGTTTCCGCCTGTTTAATGCGGAATACATTACCCCTCCGGGTTCCGCATACAGTTGTAAATGACAGTAGTGACAGATAATACCAGCGTGATTAAACCTGACGGACGGAAAACCTTGTTTCCTCACTTTTCGTTCAAGAGCATGAATAAATCCCAGCCAGGCAGTAACTGCCGGGAAACCTGCTATCAGTGCACCGGATAACGCATTGGCATTCCGGATAAGAATATTTTTCAGCAGCAGATAATTAATGGACACAGTAATGATCTCCGGTAGTGACGGCTCCCGGCGGGACAGATAATAATAAACAGGCTTTCCCTTTATTCTGCATATTAAGTGCAGAAATATTTTGTGGTTTAGACCCGCCGATATGAATGACAACAAGATGCCCCGGGAATATACCGGATTTACCAAGCCGGCGGTATAACTCAAATAATAACCCCGATGGTGTCAGAACTGACAGTAAATGATAACCCGCATTACATTCTTTACCTGGCACGGGGAAAAAAACCTGTTTTATCTTTGAATTTGTTGACGGTACGCCCTCTCCGGAGAATATCCGTAAAAAACCGGCCCGCAACTTCCGGTAATTTTCACTGCCCAGAATTTTCTTTGCCGTTTCACTTTCCTCACACAAATGTGTCAGTAATGTTTTTCCATCCTGCATTTTCAGCATCAAAAACGTATATATTTCCAGTGCAGCGGCATTACCCTCAGCATCCTGCGGAACAACCACATTACCGGATCGCAGAAAGCCATCATTTTTCTTTTTAACCTCCGCCAATACCGCACCCGCTTTGCCATAGCGATTCCTGCGGGCACAGGGATGTGTAAAAGCAAACGGATGTGTCGTCAGTGACAGTTGTTTCGCGCGTCCTGCCGCATCAGACAGCCATTGCAGACGCGAAAACTCAGGAATTTTTTTTGACTCCTGATATTTTGTAAAAAATGCAGTAATTTCCGGGTCCGGCATAGAATATCCTTTTCTTAAAATAATTTAATTTGACAATAATATTGAAAATTCAATCCGGCATTGAATGAATCTTCATCAACTGACGGGATATTTAATATGTCTTTGAAAGGGGATTGTCTATCAGCATTGTGATTTTTACGTACCGGTGTGTTTTTTTTGCGATCTGAATGGAATTTAATAAATAAAATTAACAGCAATAATATAAAAACGGCATATCCGAAAAGATATGCCGTAATTATTAAATATTTATTTCTTTGCTGGCTTATTGTTTTTAAGCCAATCCTGCATCTGCTTTATTTCCGGTCCCTGTGCATCAATAATGTCCTGAGCTAACTTACGCATTTCCGGATCTGAACCATACTTCAGTTCAATTTGAGCCATTTCAACAGCTCCTTTATGATGTGCAATCATACCTTCAGCAAATGCAATATCCGCATTTTGCTCAGATAATGTTTTTGCCATATCATCATGCATACGCATCATAGAATCACCCAGCTCTTTCTGCACCGGAGTGGTAACAGCATGCATATCACCACTTAATAATACCGGATTTGCCACGGCACCGAATGTCATAACGCCGGATAACAGAGCAGTGAGAATAAGTGTTTTTTTCATGATTAATTCCTTTTTCGTATTTGGTTGATGGAATTAATCATAAAGGTTGCCCTAAGGGAAAGGTCAATGTAATAAGAAATAACTTTACCATATTTACATTTAATAAAGCTCTCTCCACAATGTCTGAACAATTCAGATATTATTCTGTCAGTCCGGCATCAGTATTAATGCAGGTACTAAAAAAATAATGAAAATAATAAGATAACCCAATACCGCGCCAACACGGCTCTTCATCCCCACAAGAGAAGGCTTTACCAGACCTGCAGCTGCGGCAACAAGCGCCAGTCCCGCAATAACCATTAAACCATCTTCCATATATCCTCCGTTCACCTTTTCCTGCAGGTAATTCTGCGTATGACATTGAACCTTGCCGCTAAGGCAAAGTAAAGTTCTTAAAAATCACAATATTTTGATGGCAAAGCAAGAAGATGGTGATTAAAAACGCAGTCAAAGGAATACAGAAAAGAAAAAACCGGGCGTTATCCCCCGGTATTATATGTGCAGTTATTCTTCGTCCGGTTCTGCAGTAGCCGGTTCCGGCATATTTACCCATTCAGCATCCGACAGATGCTGTTCCCGGAGTGCTTCTTCATCCAGCCAGTTTATGACATATCTGGCGCTGTGCTGAGTAACAAAACCACAGTTATCACAGATAAGACGATAATAATAATGGTTTATACTGTCTGCCGGAATCCCCGGAGTGTGGTAATAAAATGTGACGAACGTACGCGGAGGTTTGTTATCCAGCCGGTCCTGCGCTGTCGTATAGTTTGTTTCATCTATAACCTGCCTGCCATTATGCCCGCACATCAGACACGTGGTTTTAACTTGCTTATCATTCAGATAATGAAAAAAACGCGACCCTGTCACCGTTTTTAAGCGTTCCACAAACTCCCGGATCTGAACATTATCCGGTGATGAATTATCCATCATACACCTCTGGCTTTGTATTGTTATTCCGTTTTTCAATATAAACACCATCAAATATTATATATTATTTATGCACTCATGACTGACTAAAGTCAGACACATGATATTTTCATTTTCACTTGTTTACTTTGCCATTTCTCCTTTTCCGGTATATCCCGCATAAAAATAATAAAACCACTTCACTTTAGGACCAGATATTTACATAAGATCACTAATTGATTAATCTTAAGAAGAGGCAATCAATAAAAGGCTATTTTTGCATAATGAAACAGTTATTTTCGGTGTTATTTCTGTGGAGCATCTCCCTTTCTGCTTCAGCTGATACCGGTCCGGCTGTACTGCGCTCTCCACCGGATGCAGCAAATGCAAAATTGGTAATTTCCAGCCTCAGACAGGCAAAGATCACGCCGGATAACCCGTTGTTTTCAGAGTTTAACGATCTGGCATTTGATGCCATGCATAATAAAAATTACACATCCGCTATCAAATTCTTTTCTGAGAATATGCTTCGTTATCCGTCACCTCAGATGATTATAAATTATACCGATGCAAATCTTATGATGCTGACGGATAATAAGAATACCCCGGGCAGCTGCGCCCCTTCCGGTGAGGATTTACAAACAGCATTGCGTTATTACCATTCCGCTCTGCTCACTGATAATACTGTTAATTTATTATCCTGTGATGAAAGAAAAAATCTGACTGAGAAAATCACCTGCCTTGAGGCATTTCAGAAAACACCGGCACCTGCAGAATTCAGGTGCCGGATATTACATCCGGGGTCATAACAGCACAGTAATTTTTGTGCTGTTATAATTTTCTGACTTCATCGATAGCATTATAGAGCTCAGGAACAATCTCTTGTCTGTACCCTTCTTCTATCATCTCAAACGCCTTTTTTCTGGCGGCTGCTTTAGTTGCGCTATCCGCTGAGATATCCTCAACCAGCATATCCACCGCTTCATTCATTTCTTTCTTACAATTCTTATACGCGTTATCGGTAATTGTTTTTTTGCTGTCAGTGGTTGTCAGTGCCTGCCCGGCAGAATAACGGATAAGGCAGTTTCCCCATTTTTCAGACATCCCGTCTGTTGCACTGTTATTTGCCGGTGCCTGACAGCCGCCAATCAGCATAATTCCCAAAATCAAAAATAAACTTTTTTCATGTTCATCCCTTAACGGTGCTTTCCGTGTCTGTCCCCGGTCATCAGTGGTTTTAGTATTATAGTGATATTAGCAAAGAGAATTGGCGATATGGAATAGGATTTGACCTGATGAGAGAACTGATACCTCTGTATTTTCTGTGCTTCATTCCGGTTCAATTCTGCAGCGACTTATGCCCTTTGAGCACACCGTTATCATCAAAGATAAATAACATTCCCTTTCCTGATGCATCCTGACAAACCATGCCGTCTGCGTTCGTGCTATCCGTAATGCCCTGACAGGCCATATTACTGACATAAGGGCGCAACTGACATTTCAGTGTCCTGCCATCCATGATTTTAAGATGCCCTGACGCTGCAATCTCATCAGTGGATGGCTCCGGGCAAGTACCACTTCCCCAATTAGTCCCGTGATTATTATCAAACGCAGAGCAGCCTGACAGTAAGGTACTAATCAAAATGGTCATAATGTATTTATTTTGCATGATTTATCTCTTGATTACTGATCTGAAAATTCCGGGTTATCATTTAATCATCAAACTATCGCCGTGGGTAGGGGGTTGTGTTTAAGCGAAATGCCGATGATCAGAATGGGTTATAAAACTGTGAGATATGGATGCTGCCGGTACTTAAGAGAGATTTCGGTGAGTATGAGCGGGGAAAAGTGAAGTGTTATTTTAAGCACAAAAAAGCGACCGTAAAGGTCGCTCTCTTTTAACTCTAATCCACTGATAAATCAATGAATTCTTATATGGTGCCCAGAGCGGGACTTGAACCCGCACAGCGTTGCCGCCGAGGGATTTTAAATTCATTGCTTATTATATGAATATCAATTAGTTAACGGCAATATTCACAATATAAGATAATAAATCATGTGTTTATTATCAATATAATAGCTCGCTGTACGATGAAATATTGTGAATATTTTCCCTTTATACTGCATTATATTCCGGAAATGGTTTATGTGTATTAGCTCAGATTTAATCTGACACAGCTACGGCACAGATCTAAACCTAATCTGACAGGCCGCTTTGTGCCAGAAGCAGACATTGTTAAGTCCGCATTACATTAATTAGAGAGGAGAAGGTCAATGCTCATAGCTCGGTGAGTATGATTTTTAATGCATTATTAAAAATGTAAAATTTACAATCGCTCTAATCCCGCACCATTCCTGCTTTCACATTTATACCTTGTCCTACATCAATAGAAATGAAAACTTCGTTAATGAAAATTACAAGATATTGTGTATAAAATACGTAAAAAGCACCACATGTAGTAGGTTTGATTTGCTGTACGCATTCCCTGCATATGGTTTACCTTTACTTTACATAGTACCAATACAAGGAAAAAACACATGCCTTATCAGGTTAGTACTGCTTTCGATAGCCTCATGAACAACTTTGTCAATCTAGACGCAGATGATACACGCAACGGAAGAAGAAGCCGTGACTGGTTAGTCGATGAGCAGCTGACCAGTTTTCCAGATAAAGATGATAAATTCCCACTGTTAAGCAGTACGCCTAAAATGTGGTTTGGTTCATTCTCCAGAAGAACAAAAATTCGTGAACTTGATGACATCGATATGATGATTGTCATGCATGCTGAAGGCAGCACATACACTCAAAGCGGTAAAACATTCTATATAACTCCGGGAACAAATTCCCGTTTCCAAAACTATTTGAACGAAACCGGTGAGTGGGTAAATTCACGCAGAATCGTCAACAAATTCGTTTCTTCGCTAAAATCTGTACCTCAATACTCCGCCGCTGATAGTAAACGTCAAGGAGAGGCTGCCACTCTCAATCTTAAATCCTATACATGGAATTTTGATATTGTTCCAGCCTTCATCACAGCACCAGACAGCTATGGGAACACATTTTACCTGATCCCAGACGGCAACGGTAACTGGAAACAGACCGACCCGCGTATTGATAAAGACCGTGCGACTAGAGTGAATCAAAAGCATAATGGTAAGGTATTGAACGTAATTCGTTTAGTTAAGTATTGGAAGCGTAAGCGCGGCGTACCTGCAATTGGCTCATATTTGCTCGAAACTATTATGCTAAACCACTATGACGAACTTAATAAAGATTCCATGTCAGAATATCTCGATGTCGAATTTTCAAATGCTTTACAAGTATTAGCTACTGCAATCGTCGGTTATGTTGGCGATCAAAAAAAATTCCAGGGTGATATAAATCATTTAAGTTCAGAAGAGCAGAAAAAGGTGCAAGAAATGGCACTTGAAGATGCCAACAATGCGAAAGAGGCTCTATCGATTGAATTTTCTGATCCCGAAAAATCTGGAAAGTTATGGCAGAAAGTGTTAGGTAAAGATTTTCCAGTAGGAAACGCATAATGAACGATTTCTATGAAAAGCAAAATGAGCCTCATATGCTCAAACTTCTTGCTGGGCAGCGTCAGATCTATTCTGATGTCAAAGCTATTCTAATGAAAGTTTTTTTCGCGGGGGTTGTTGTCCCATCAATACTTTCATTAATTTTCTTTGTAATGAGTTTTTATCCAGGTCATACGGGGCCTTGGATAAAAACACTTCTTACTATCTATGGGGTAGTATTTTTCATTGTTAACCACTTCATAATGGAGCATGTAAGTAACTGTAAGAAAAAGGCAGCGCGTATTCAGGAGGAGTATGATACCAGTTTGTTTAACATGGAATGGAATGATATCGTTACTGGTAAAAAAATACCTATTTCTGAAAGTCTAGAGTATGCCCAAAAACACTTAGCTACTGAAGGCGATCATCGCCTCCGCAACTGGTACCTTAATGCTCCCATGAGCGTTTCTGCTCCGTTAATGGTAATGCTCTGTCAAAGTAAGAACATGGGATGGGATGCAGGTCTAAAAAAGAAAACTTCAACATTCCTGAGTGTTATTTTAGCGCTGAACATAATTATGCTTGCGATAACATTTATTTTCACCAATCCAACATATCTACAATTTGTTGCATTTGTAGCAATATTGCTTCCGATTTATCAATTTTATTATCGATACGTTAGTGATAATAAGAAATCTGTCGCCCGCGCAGATGAACTTCGCATACTTGTTGAGAATGCGCTAAGGCAAGTAGCAAAAGAGCGCGCTTACGACAAAAAAGCGCTAGATAAGCAGTCGCGTTTAGTTCAGGACCAAATCTTTAACTACAGGGCAACAGGGAATCCGGTACCTGATTTTATGCATAAAAGTAATCGGGCTAAAGACGAAGAACGATACGATCGGATTTTCGAAGAATATTCTTCACAATTAAAAGGCATTGCAACGCCATCTTAGTAGTTCTTTGACTAATTATTTATATTTTGATGGTTATAATGTGCAGGAATAAAGTTATGAAACCTATAGTCAGAAGAGTGCTGGCTTAAGGCTTAAAACACGGAAATGTCAAAAGTAGGTGGAACTAAAATAGATGTGTTTACACTTCCCCTTGGTCAACTCACCGTGATTTGAAGGATACTTAATCAGTGATGAGAGGGACTATGAAAGTCCGCTCATCGCTCAAAGCAGACTGTCAGATTTGATTGTGTGCTGCTAGTGAAAACTATCAGATCAAGTCTGGGCTAATACAATTTATGGCACGTAGTTATACCACGTGCCTTTTCTTTTAGTCCGCTACATAAACAGATGACCACTCCATAAATTGACCACCTACTGACTTCAATGTCCTTCCTGCATTTTGTGTGCATACAATACCATATCCGGTATTGCCCTGGTGAAACTGAGTTCCTATATTGTCAACCGGTGGCATGCATACTGTGGTCCAGTGAATCCCGCCGGATCCTGTCAACTGGAAATAGAGTTGCTTACCTCTGACATCTTCTGATATGGATATCGAGCTGCTGGCATTTCCGGCGCCCCCAACCCATCGCCAGCCTTTCGCTGCTCCTTTTTTCTCATAACGTCCATCACTTTCGGCTTTTGAATAACTGTAACCCGACGCCTGATAACTTCCTTTCGGTTGATATTTATTATCAGATTCAGCTTTTGAATAGCTGTAACCAGCCGCCTGATAGCTTCCCTTTGGTTGATACCGCTGATCCCCCTCAGCTTTGGTGTAACTCTCGCCTTTTACCGCGTAGTTTCCCGCCGGGGCGTAGTTGCCTTTCGGCTGAAAATTGGTGTCAGATTCAGCTTTCGAATAACTGTAACCCGCCGCCTGATAACTTCCTTTCGGTTGATATTTATTATCAGATTCTGATTTGGTATAACTTTCGCCTTTTACGGCGTAATCCCCAGCAGGCGCATAGTTCCCCTTTGCCTGATAACGTCCATCCCCCTCAGCTTTGGTGTAACTGTCACCTTTCATGGCGTAATTACCAGCGGGTGCATAATTACCTTTCGGCTGGTAATTGGTGTCAGATTCAGCTTTTGAGTAGCTGTAACCGGCAGGCAGATAATTACCCAGCGGCTGAAATTTCTGATCAGCCTCACCTTTGGTGTAGGCTCCGACATCCCCGGCGGTCATATCCGCTTTCAGTTCCGTCCATGCAATACCTGCAGCCGGTTCGGTATTATTATTTTCAATCTTTGACTGCCAGGCTTTTTTATTGTGATACACGATACTGCGGATAGCATAGGGCTTACCTTCTTCCGCCCACACCGGCATTCCGAAAGCCTGTATTTCCCCGACCGCACCGGTAATATCATGGAAGAGACTGTTCATCTTCTCGCGTTCGATATCTTTGGCGGCCGGATCCGTCGCCTGATCACGTTCATAATCGTAACCGTAGCCCTGAGTGTAAGACAGTGAGCCGTCCGCCTGTACTTCATCAGGCACAACAGTACGATCCCCTTGTGTTGCAAAGGGGATTTTAAATATTTTTGTCATGGGGGATTATTCTCCGAAGTTACTTTTCAGTAAGTTTTTACGGTATTCGCCGTGGCCGAAGGCTTTTTTCGCCACAATACGGTATTTGACACCCACCCCGGACGGGCGCGGCATCAGATCAAAGTTTTCCAGCAGAACGCGCAGACGCTCATCCGGATTAAAGTTGAAGACGTAGTACATATACGTCATATCAAGCGGATCCAGCACAAAGACTTTACTGTCCTCATTCCAGAAAAAACGCTTAAGAAATTCATTGATATTGGTGACAGTCGGGCTTTGGGTCAGGTTAAAGTACCGCATCCGGATAATCAGCCGTTTCTGCTCCGGTGTCAGCGACAGGGTGTAATCGGCATTACGCCGGAAATTTGCCCGGAAATTGGCTTTCTTCCTGCCGAATCCGATACCGATTTTTTCTTTTTCACTCGGCGGGATATCAATCCCCAGCGGAACATCGAGGATACGGGACCATACCGACAGCCCGAAATCACCGGCCGTATCGATATTAAACACATCGCGGTACCAGTTCTGCCAGAAACTGACGGTTGCCCGTTCAAACCAGCCAGATTTAAAACGGGCCAGCGCTTTCAGATTATCCGCTCCTTCGTACTGCCACAGAATCGCTCTCAAAAGGTCGGAGTAAAAGGTTAACTGCTGAATAGTCTGTGTCATACAAATACCACCTGCACCGCACTGCGGCTGATTCTGGCAACTTCAGTCAACTTTACCGGGTAAGTATCGGATGACCAGTCCGTGCCGTTGGTGGACAGTTCCACCCGTGTGACAAACAGACGCGGCTCAGAAGCATTAATACCGGCCGATATTTCAAACGGGGAAACTTCGCGGCCGACAACCAGCCCGCCATCCCCTTCGGTTTCGCCCCGGGCCCATGACTCAACCGCCGCCGGAATAACCGTCTGCGCATCCAGTGATGTTTTTTTCACTGTCACGCGACAGAACAGGACAATCTCTTTAGCGCGGTCAAATTTTACGGTATAGGTCTGTCCGCTGACCGGCTCTGGAACCTCAACCTCCTCACTGCCGTTGAAAGCCGCCCCGATTGTTTTGGTGCGCAGCAGAGCACGGGCAATTTCCCCGCTTTCCCCACCCTCAACACACACGTATACGCTGTGCGGCACCAGCGTGACCCCGTCCAGGCTCATCGGGGTATCAGTATAATTTTCGCGGTATGCCAGCGAACGGACGCCTTCCAGCTCATATAACGCGGAGGTAATCGCCTCACCGACACTGACGGTATTTTTTGCCAGTGTCAGTTTCCGGCGGCGGCGGGACTGTAAATCAGATTCGGCAACACGCCCCAATACCGCACTGGTCGGGTTGGATACCGTTTCCCAGCCGAGAACCGAACTTGCCACCGTGTTTAATTTACCGGCCGGGCACTCAACAGGGCCGGTTTCAACCGCCCGCATATCGCCGGTTATTTTCCCGTCTTTACCGATAATCAGCGGCTTTGTCGTGGCAAACTGATCACCGGCCAGTGTTTCAGCCAGTGAACCTTTCGGGATAATAGTTCCGGGGACACCGCCGAATTCAACCTGCGTCAGTATCGACTGAGTGGCATCCCATCGCTGCCCGCCCATCAGCGCCCAGATGGCATCCAGAAAAACACCGCCGGCAATGTCCGGGTTAATCTGGTTTGCCAGTTCCGCATTATTACGGACTACCGCATCACGGTTTTCCGTTTCCATTGTGATCAGCGCCCCCTGCGGGGTTTCCGGGGAGACATCCAGATCCTGACCAAATACGGCTCTGAATTCATCCTCAACTGCCGCCCGCAGTTCTGCGGTATCCGGAATAATCACACCTGATGAGGTAATGTATTTATAGTCAGCCATTTAACGTAATGCTCCCGTATTCTGTCTGCAGGACAGCCACATAGTTCAGTTCGTTATCATTCAGCGTGGCTCTGAATGACACCACGGCGGTCACCTGCGGAATTTCCCGCATACGCTCGCGGAACGCGGATTCAAACAGCGGCAGATCAGCCTGTCGCCCGAAGGTAGTTTTCCAGTACGGGATCCCCTTATCCAGCTTGTGCAGCATTTCCCCGCGCTGCGCTTTCACATACTGCGCACAAACGTTTTTTACCGCCGGTTCACCACTGACAATGGCAATATTGCCGTCGTTTCCGGTGAACAGATCATTATTCCCGTTCACATCAAAGGTCTTCATACCGGCTCCCCTGAATCCTCATTACCCCGCTGGATACCGCTGTGTTTATGCGTTGAACCGATATCTTTGCCGTTATGCCTCATAGTGCCGCCGTTTGATTCACTGTTACCGTTTACAGCGTGGTTACCGTTGACGGTCACATTGCCGGTGTAAATGGTTTCCGGTGCATTAACCTCAAACAACGGTGTGTCCAGCACCGCTTTATCGGCATGCAGGGATAAGCACACAGAACCGTCTGTTGACTGCACCACCAGTGCGTCCGCGTTTTTGCCGTCGATCACCCAGCCTTTGAGCGTGTCAGGGAAAAACATGGCATCACTGAACGTATGCAGTCTGGCCGTGTTAGGTTCATCCTCCAGGCCGCCCCGCTGAAAAATCAGGCTGATATCCCGGTCATTCGCTTTCAGCCAGCCGAAGTCCCCCGGCTTTACCGGCATCCGGATAAAGAACCCGCCGCCGCCAAACCGGAATACCGGGATATTCGGCAGTGCGCCACGCCCGATCCGCTTCCCTTCCGTGGTGACCATCATCACCAGCGGTTTTATTACCGCCCGGTTTGTCGTATCGTCGTAACTCACTACGGTGGCGGGAAGCATGTCATCAATATTCATCAGCAGATTACGGAACGCAGCCATAAACTGCCCGGCGAGACTGCCGTCATTCGCCTGGTCACTGTTTGGTTTGTTCATTGTTTTGCCCGTGTCAGGCCCGTTTGCAGGTTGCCTGATAAAAGAAAGGATCGTCGTGAGACGCAATATCGAATTTGAGCTGCTCGATAATGTAATCCCCGTTCAGGGCGGGATTATATTTACTGTCCAGACGCAGCATGCCGCCGAGGGATGATTCCCCGTCGATAAGGTAGGTGACATCAACCCCCTTCTCCGTGGCCTTCGGTATACCGACCATGCCGCTTTTCTGACTGAGGATCCGCAGTCTTCCGGAAAGTGCCTTATCACTGTCTTTGACATACAGGACATCATCATCAATGAACGCTTTCACATTTCCGGCTTCCTGCAGCCGTTCAACCTGTTTCAGCGCCGGACCGCAGAAATACCAGTTACCGATATTTTTATCCGTTGCCTGAAAATTCAGGGTCACGTTACAGTCACGGGCAATATCGGCCGCAATCTCACTCATTTTTGCCAGTTGCCTGCCTTCCGGTGACACAATATCCCGGGCGCTGGCATTGCCGGTTTTCGCCTTCAGTGTCAACGTCACATCGGGCGGTGATGAAATTTCGGCACTGACAATATCACCGGTGTAGATCCGGAAAATACCGGTACCGGCACGACCGGCCTCAACAACAATCCGGGGTGAGGATTTATTGCCGGCGAACGGACTGGTTTCGGTCAGCAGCATGGTACGGGTTTCCGCGTTCAGTCCGTCGATATTCACCGTGCATTCGTTCTGCAGCGGATTGGCATATTTGGTGCCGCTGGCCCGGATGCGTAATCCCTCATACCACTGCATACGCCCGTTAAGTTCAATACCGCAGCGGATCCGGCGCAAATCAATCATCGCTCCCCCAATAAATCAGTGTTTGTGTTTTTTCAAACAGTTCCCACCACGGAAGTTCATCCCCCTCTGTCAGCAGGGCAAAATTACCGCCGTGAGTGAGATGGCGGTACGGTATCAGCGGCTGCCCCGGAACAATACGCATCCCCTGAACAATCACCCGGTCATCACACCGGATATCACAGCACATCACACGCCGCGCGGCTTTAATCGTCAGCTCCCATTCCCGTCCGTCCAGGGTAACCCGCAGACGCTGATTGGGAGCCGCATTCAGTGGTATGATTTTCATGAAAGACTCCAGTCACCATCTGCGATACGGGTTGCAACAGACCCTTTTTTCTTCGTGGCAGTGTCCGCCTCTTTTGTCTGGACTTTCCCCCGGTTTACCGTGCTGCTCTGCTCTTTCTTCGCGACTTTACGCGGCGGCAGTTCACCGTATTCCGGCTCAACCGTCCGCCATTCGGTAAAGCGCAGGGAGAGTTTCACCGCGTCCGCCATATCCGGGATTTCATCGTGGTAAAAATTCACTATCAGCATCGGCTGATAGGTTTTTACCCGGGTCTGAATACCGACAAGCTGATGCTGATCGTAAGCCTGCTGCATGGCTTCAAAAGCGTCTTTCAGTTCGCCGGTGAGTATCAGATCCATACCGATTTCCACCGGGTTAATCACAACATGGTCACTGCGGGTTTCACCGGATTCCACCTGAAACTGCGTCGCCTTATGCTCATCCCGGACGTTCAGCTGAACGGGATTTACTGACTCAAACAGCGTAGTGAAGGATTCCGTATCAAATATCTTCACTTCCGTAATCATTTCCCCAGCCCCGTATTTGTCTGATGCCCAAAGTCCTGCAACTGAGATCCGAGTGCATCTTTGGCGCCCGCCGCCATACCCTGAGCATCCGTTGCCTGTGTTTCGATCTTAAGTTCACCGATACTGACGTTTGTTTCATTACTGGTCGTCAACTGATTGCTGATCGCCTGACTGGTGACAGGATTCATCGGGTCATTTGACACACCGTAAAGATGTGCGGTCATGGCCTGCGCCATTTTTGCCGCGTCCTCCTCACTGATCGTTTTTTCAGGTGGTATGTCGTACCCAATCTGCCCCTGTTCATTCACCGTGCGGTTAACGGTCTGGTCAACCTCAATATCATCATCACCGGCACCAAACCAGCTTTTAAAGGCCGCCCAGCCCTCTTTAATCTTATTCAGCCCTTTGTTGATCCAGCCAAGGTAAGCTTCTATCTGTTTCCACAGCCATTTGAAAATACCAACCACAGCATTGGAGACATTATCGAAAACACCCTGAAAGCTTTTGCCCCAGTTCCCCAGACTTTTGATAAAACCGAGCAGCCAGTTCCACAACGATTTACCGGCGTCAATAATGAGATTGAAAGCATCAGCTGCCGCTTTGCCGACAATAACGGCAACATCAATAATGAAATTAAACAGTTTTTTGAAAACGTCCCACAGCGCCAGAATTACGGCTTTCAGTCCGGGATATTTATCTAGGATCCGGCCAATCATCGAATCGTTACCGTCGATGAAATTCATGATGTCGTCATACACCAGCGCAAACGCTGCCGCCAGCAGGGCTATGACCGCAATAATGGCAATAATCGGCCATGTTGCCGCCAGTGTGGCCGCCGCAGCCGCGAGCATCGGCGGAACGTAATAGGTTGCCAGTGCGATACCGACTGCAATAAAAAATCCCGTGATCAGGGTTTTGTTTTCTTTGCAGAAGCCGACAAATTTACTGACCCATTCCAGGCCGGTTGCCAGGATCGGGATCACCATCTCCAGAAAGCTGTTTTTCAGCAGACCAGAGGACTGTTTAAAACTCTGCATGGATTTGTTGAATTTGACAGACTGCTCAATGCTCTCTCTGGTGATACCGGAGTATTCCTTTTGCACCCCCATCATCCGTTCGAGTTCTTTGCGGCCTTTCATCATCAGCTCAACGGTTTTATCATCCGACACACCGAGTGCACCGAGTGTGGCTTTGGCTTTATCGAATTTCATACCCTGCACTTTGTCAGCCGTCCGCAGGATTTTTTCCATGGCGTTACCGGCAAACCCGAATGATTTCGCCATCGCTTCCATGTCTGACTGCGCCGCCTCACGGGTACCACCGAGTTCAACCACTGACCCGACAAAGGCATCCACATCTGCCGTGGCAACATTGATTTTTTTGCCGAATTTATCCAGGGATTCGATTTCAGCGGCACGGGCAACGGATTCACCGACAAGGGCAGAGGCGCTCATAAACAGGCCGACGGCTGCCAGGGCTTTTTTGGCAAATCCGGCCACAGATTCACCGGCCTTCCGGTACTGTACGTCTGTTTTGCTTAGTGCATCCTGTACTTTTTTCTGTGCCGCGACTTCGCTGCTGCCTGCTGCAACGCTGTTTTTACCGGCTTCCTCCGCAATCCGGCCAAGTTCACGGTAATCCCCCTGCAGTGCTTTAATGATGCCACCGGCCAGCTGCCGGACTGCATTACCGCGACTCTCCTCATCCGTCAGAACGGCGGTGTCACTGCTCAGTGCTGCCACTGCCTGAACCAGCGCCTGATAACCGGCCTCCGTACCCGTCAGTGAGGCCTGAATATCCTGCCATCCGGCATCAGATCCCGCCTGCTGAGATTCCAGTTCAGACAGGGAATCGGTTACCGCATCCACCTGCGCTTTTACCGCCCCGGTCTGCTCTGCCACATCAGCCGCGTTCGTGGAAAAATCAACAGCGTGCTCACCGGACAGCCCCTGTAATGACTGCCAGAGTTCAGTGAACACGCCGCCGAGAGAATCAGCCCCCTGCTGCGCGGCAGTCTGCGCCTGCTTCATCCCGTCGATAATGTCATCCGTTGAACGCTGCACACGGTCAAATGCACTGTCAGCCTGCCGGGTATCAAATTCAAAGACCTGAACAAAGGTATCCATCAATGACATTATCGGTCCTTTGAAGCGGCCAGCGCTTCGTTGTAGCGGTTAATGATCGCGATTTCCCACAAGTCCATCGCTTCTTCCAGATCTACTGTGGTTTTGAGTTCGGTGAGGGTGGCGAATCCTTCGCTGATGATGACTGCAAAGAAGCCATCAGCGTTTTTATAACTGACGGGAGTGAACTGCCGACCTTGCTGATGAGGAAAGGCAGGAAGCCGGAGTTCCCGCCGGTCCCGAAAAAACTGGTGTTATACTTCAGCATTTCCAGCTCAAGACGGATCAGGGATTCACCATCAGGCACATGGTTATCAATCAGCGTCTGTGTCTTTAACGGAATCTCTTCACCATCGTCAGCCACCGCACACACATACGCCATCATTTTCAGCATCGCCTCTTTGCTGACTTCGTAATCCCCGATTTTAGGGGCATTGGACAGCGGATATTTGGCAAGGATTTCCCGGCCGGTCACCGCAGGCAGACGGCTGATGACAAATGCCTTTTCAATACCGTCCACATTTTTAATCTGAACTTCTTTCGGTTTAATCAGCATGTTTTTTTCCGTAAAAAAAGGCGGGACATGCCCGCCGGTGATTAACGATTACGCGTGGAGTCAAAATCCTGGAACACAAAGGTGTACTGTTTTGATTTAAGACGCCCGGCACTGGCCGCAGAGTTCCCCCGGCTGCCGTTGGTGATTCTGCCGTTACGGGCGGTAGTGGTGGAGCCGTCACCGTAAGAGGCCACCATAGTGATAATGTCACCGGCATGACGGCGGCCTTTTTTCGCCGTGTTGGCCTCAAGAAGAATCGCCAGGTTCTGATCTTCCTCACTGCCGGCCAGCACATTAATGGTGACAGTCTGCGGTGTGGGCGTTGACCAGCTCACGAGATTGCCGTTGATATCCATACCGGTCTGCGCGATATCCACTGCCGGTAAATCCAGCGGATCCGCATCGTCCGCAAACTGTGTGATAAAAATCCCGGAAGGGAATGTTTTGCTGGCCTGTACCACCAGTGCAAGGCCGGTTGCTGAGACATCATTCATATTTTATCCTTACACTAAATTGTGTGAACCTTCGACCTTCCGCACCCAGTCGCCCTTACCGTAAATCAGCACATATTTCATCACGTACTCCGGTAACCCGCTCTCACCGGTACTTTCAACAATCTGTGCGTTGTACCAGTACCCTTTGTCCTGTACATCGTGCCAGGCCAGATCATCACCGGACGCATCCGTCACCGCGATTTTCTGTACTTCCGTTAAGGTTTTACCGGCGAGAATGGTGCCGTTATCCACGGCTTTGGTGACCGCACCGGCAATGACCATCAGTGCCCGGGCTTCGCCGTCTTTGTTGGCCGGAATACCGCGTGTTGCCAGTAACAGGCTGAACCACTGTTGCGCGATATACGCTTTCAGCCACTGCTCATTGGCATGCACACTCATATCCGGCGGATTGGAACTGCCGCCGCACAGGAAGCCGCGCTGATAAAAGCGGATCTGTGAACCGGCCACAGCGGTTTCGCCGTAGTAATTCACCCGCAGTTTATCGAAACGGTCCGCATCCTGATCTGTGGTGACCTGCGCCGGGAATGTCACGCCGAGCTGACGGAACATATAGTTGGTGGTGGCGTTGGTGCGGTCGTAATCTGTGGCGGCCATCACCGCCATCGGCAGCGCCTGGATAAAATACCCGCTTTCTGTTTTCAGGTTCAGGCCGGTTGACGCGGTGCCGATCAGCGCTGCGCTGAAATCTTCGGCATTGTCTTTTGTCACGGTCAGATGAAGCTGGTATTTCACGTTCTCCCCGGCAACATACTGTGCCAGCGTGACGGCCTGCTCCAGCGACAGTTCACTCAGAAATGTGGCGCTGCCGAAGGAGTCCGAAACCTGCTCCGCAACTTTGAATGCCTCCAGCGGAGTCTGTGCCGGATTGCCCTCGGATGCGCGTCCGGCTGACAGCCCCATCGCATCCGCAAGAACGGAATACCCCACGCTGACAGATGCACGTTCCTGCACGCCGCCGCTGAGTTCAAATGCACTGTCGAGTGCATTAAAGGTCAGATACGCCCCGGAAAACTGCGGTTCACTTTCGGCATTCAGTTTCGCCTGAATCAGTGACGCGATATCGGCATACGATTTGGCTTCGGATAAATCGATATCTTTGTAGCTTTTGGTGACCTTGCCGAATGTCACTGACAACGTGCCATCAGCAATCATTTTCAGATCAGCCAGCGCTCCGGCTTTTGCTCCGAACAAAGTCGGTGCCCGGCCAACCGGCTCGTAAGAGGCAATCTGCAATTCTTTCGGTTTACTGACCGGGGCCGGACTGACATAGCTGAAATACTGCCGGGCGAACTGAGCCTCCGGAGAGTCAGCACCCAGCAGTTCATCAACCTGACCGGATGCAAACTCCAGTACGTGCCCGGCAGGAATTTTAGGATTGGTGGAAAATAACCGCGCCGTCAGCTTACGCATCGGCACGGCAGACGCGCCGATCACCGCTGACGCGATATCGACGTAACGGGTTTGTTTAATTGGCATAGTAAAACCTTATATGCGGTGAATATCCGGATACAGTGCGGTAACAGCAGCCGTTTCCGGACGGAGTGTGCGGGTATAGGTCACATTAAAATCAAAAGACGGGTTTTGTTCGTAATCGCCGCGGTCGTTAACAAAATACGGGAGACGGATGGCGGTCGCCCGCTGCACCCCGATCCCCTGTTTCCGCAGTGCTTCAACAAACGGTAACGAATTAACGATCATCCGGACGAAAGCCGTAATATCTTTCGCGGTGTAACCGCTGAATTCGGTGATAAATGCCTGTACCTGGAATGTTGTTTCATACTGCTGTGCTTCCAGGTGACCGGCATCACTGCCCTGCGGGTTATAACTGCGCTTCTGCCAGCCCTGCGGATTTTCGCCGGCCGGAAAGAACATAACGAAATTATCTTCCCGCCCCTGTTTTGCTGACTGAAACCCTGCCCTGACCGGGATATTGATACCCGCCTGCGCCAGCTGCGCCAGAAGCTGTTTCCGGACAGCAATCTCAACATCGTTATCCGTCATAATTGCCTGCCTCAATGCAGATAACCGACTTCCAGCCGTCCTGTGCATACCAGTCGGCATCGCCGGTCACATCGTAGCGTTTGCCGCCGAAGACCAGATAATCCGGTGAAGTTCCACGCTGAATGGCGCTGATATCGTGGGATGTATACAAACGGCGGTATACCTGACTGGTGTCCAGCCCCATAGACTGAATGTCCTGGGTATCCACCGCCTGCCAGCTCCCGCGAACCTCAACCGGGTCATAATACGTGTTCTGATCATGGCCCCGTTCGTCAGTCTCACGGCTTTTGAAGCGGTACCAGAGTACGGTTTGCTGCGGAACATACCGCGAGGCAATCCGGTGCAGATTTCCGAACATTATTTATCCTCCACGGCAAAAGTGACGGATTGCAGCATCAGACCGGAGTCAACCAGCGGCTTACTGGTGGCTTTCCCTTTGCTGTGCCGACGGGCACGGGCGGCTACCGTGGTATCCTTAAGCGGCGGTGTGGTGACAGATTTAATTACCATCTTCACATCACCTGCTGCTTTTGCGCCGACTTGCGTCAGTCCGTCAGTGATGGCGATATTGCCTTTCACTGCGGCTTTCACAGCCCGGACAATCAGGTTGCTGTATTCCGGTTTGTGTTCTGTCATGGCCGGGCGCATAAACGGACGCGGCGGGATCCCCCCGGCCGGATAACCAAGTTCCTGAATCGCCGCCACATACGCGACAGGTGTGCCGTCCGGGTATTTTGAATGCTCAAAGAAACCGACTTTAAGCTGTTTCTTTGCCAGTTCGTCATACACGGCTTTCAGTTGCGCCAGTTTTGTCACCGGTGACCTCCCCGCGTGAAGCGCCCGAACGCGCCGCGAAACGCCGCCCGTTCCCCGCCGCCGCCGTGGTAACGCGGTACACTGCATCGTTTGATCAGCGCCAGAAACTGCTGGCCATAGGTACTCATCTTGAACCAGTGCGACCAGTCGGAACCGGCCGGGGGCGCGGTGTAGGACACGCTGACTTTATCAATCGTGACACTGGTCACAACACCGGTCGGTGATTCCCCGTCAGCAATACGGCCGTTCAGGTCAAGCATATGCGCGACGACCAGCATCCACGCCGAATTTGTGCAGACACCACGGCAGGGGGAGAAGTAGTTCAGTGCTTCCAGTGCAATGATAAAAATTTCATCATCAGGCACTGCGGAAAAAGCCTTATAGATGGCACGGAAAGACACTAACGGAAAGTCGGACGGGTCCACGGAACCCCCTTATTTTTTATTGTTCTTTTTGCCGTTGTTGCTGACCGGCGGTTCATTCCCCTCCGCGATCAGTTGCTCTTCGGTCAGCGGGGCGGATTTGTCGCTGGCTTCCATATCGGTCGCCACTTTATCCGGATCCTCTTTGCGGTTTTCCACCGCGATAAACCCGTTTTCTTTATGCAGCTTAAAGACATGGTTATTTTTCAGCTGCGTGTACTGTTCATCACTGATTTCAGTCACACGTCCGCGCGGGGTGTACATGTGTTTGGTCATGAGATTGGCCTGACCGGCGATAAACACCGGACCGTCCGGTGTGGCGTAGTTCTGGTCGTTGGACAGGGTGCAATAGATATACAGAGACATAATTTCTCCCGGAAATAAAAAAGCCCTCCGCAGAGGGCAATGAGGCGTTACAGGGTTAAATCCCGGTCAGGCGGGTGACAGCCCACGGACGGGTGACGATGATGCCGGCGGTCGCGTTGGTGGCATCTTCCAGATAGCCTTTGGCTTTATTTTCTGAACCCAGCAGCTGGTACTTCACTGGGACCACCTGGAGAAGTACCGCACTGGTGGCCGTTGAACCATCATCCACAGTTTCGGCAAACATATACGCCACATCCGCGCCGCCGTTGGCACCGGCAAATTCCGGTGAGAACACAAAGCGCAGATTCGGATAGTTCTCTTTCACCCACTGATACACCGTTTCACCACGGGCGACCGGGTTTGCCACATTCAGCGCGGAACGGTAGCCCAGCGGCAGAGTCACTGTGATAGCCGTATCATCTTTGATAATACCGCCGGACTGCATCTCCAGACGCGAGAACATGGCCGTAATATCACCGGTGATGGCGGCAAACGTGCCCCCTTTCCATTTTGCGGCAGCCGTTTCATACGCCGGTAAATTCGGCTCATTCAGCATCCCGAAGACACGGGTGTCCGGGCTGTTAAAACCGTAATAACCAACACGTTCCCGCCCCTGCTCCAGCGCTTCGGCAACGGCATTGCGTTTCTCTGCGGCCGTTTCAAATCCTGCTGCTGACTGACGGGCTTCTTCCAGTTTTCCGACCTGGAAACCCAGTTCAAAACGGACAATACCGCGACGTTCCTGATCCTGCCCGTAAGACGCCAGCGGGATATTGGTATGATCACCGTACAGTTCCGCTTTACCGGCCGGTGTTGCCACATTCAGAACGATTTCTTCATCGTGCCAGTTACCGGCGTTCAGTACGCCGGTGATTTCATCCAGCACACGGACGCGGGTCGCGGTACGGATAAGCCCCGGCAGCACATGCTGCAACATCTCACGCTGAATGAACCCGCCGGACATGGCCGGGCCTGTCAGTGCGGAGTCCATTGCAGCCAGACCACCGAAACCAATCTGATCCAGTTCGCTGTATGTCCACTTCTGTTCGGGCTTAATATTCAGTTGCCCGTGCTTGCGGATATCGCGGCCGGACATATAAAACTTTTCTTTACTGACTGGCATTATTCACCTTCCTTCGCAGCCACTGTGTACGGGATTTCGGTCAGACGGATCACGCACAGATGCGGCGATTCCGCTGACTCAATGTGACGGCTGACAAAACCGATAACCAGATCACCGGCTTCCGCTTTTGCCTTCGCAGACAGCGAACCGTCCGCCGGACTGAACACCACCGGTGCATTAATTTTTTTCACCCCGGCGGTGATTTCGGCGTTAATCTCACCCATGGTGAGAAACTCGCCCTGTGTCCCGTTACGGGCGTATTCTTCACCGATACGGTACGCTTTCGGGTTAATCATGATCCCGGCAAACGCACCATCACCGCCAACCTGCACGGATTCAACGGAATCATCTTTGTATGTGTAGGCACGGCCGAAGAGGTTTTTTGTTTCATCCGCAGAACTGATCACCGCTGCGGTCACGCGGGTCGGGCCGTTGTGGCTGATTTCACCGATAACACCGGAAATCATGCCGTTCGCCACGGTATTCGGGATTGCCATTATTTTTCACCCCACTTTTTCATAATTGAGTCCGTACCTGCGGCGGTATCCATCGTCGCATGCGCTTTTTGTGAGTCCGGTGTGCGCCCCTGCATCCAGGCGTTCAGGGCAATACTTTCCGTGCCCTTATCGCAGCGGATACCGAGTTTTTCCACGCCGTATTCCGCCACCTGCTGTTTCGTCATTGGTGCGTGGTCAAATACCCCGATAAACGGCGTCAGCTTGTGCGCCAGTGCGTCACGTTCCCCGATCTGCTTTAACAGTTCGCCGGTGTCCATGGTCGGTTTGGCTTTTTCCAGACGGGCAATTTTGCGCTTCATCGAGGACATTTCATCCATGGACGCAATACTGCGTTTGAGACGCTTAAGGCGACGCGTCAGACTGTCGGTTGTTGCCTGATCAAGTTCTTCTTTCGCTTCGGCAATCGCTTCCTCTGCGGTTTCGATAGCCACTTCCGCCGCTTCTACCGCTTCCGGGTCACCGGATTCCGCTTTTTCAGCTTCCGCCTCTGCGTCTTCAACGGCTTTTTCCGCTTCGGCTTCGGCATCTCCGGTTTTCTTTTCCGGATCAGGATCGCCGTCAGTCGTTTCCTTTTTCTCCGGGTTTTCATCCGTTGCCGGTGTACCGGCAGCCAGTGCGGCCACGACGATTTGTTTAATCTGCTCAACCTGCTCCGGTGTAAATCCGTTCTCGTCACCGGTCGGCTGTTTTTTGTCTTTGTCTTCTTCGCTCATACGAATAAGTTCCTTTGTATCAATGGTTACAACAAGATGATCCTGCACAGCCACGTCAGCGCCGGTGCGCCCTTCATCGACTAATGCAAGGTGATTGCCACGCAGGTGGCGCTGAACAACTTCGTATGCCTCCCCCTCGTACACACCGGGGTTACCGAAGTCATACCGGCTGCGGTAGCCCGGTGAAAGGTCAATTTTTCCGCTGCTGATATCGCTCAGAGCGGCGTCAGAAAAAATTTTGATATTCCCGCGCAAATACGGATGGTCGTAATACACGTTTTCGCCGATAACGCCCTGAATACCTTTTTTCTCTGCCGGTGTGGCGTTTTTACCCAACATTTCGTGATCGACAATGAACGGGGTCAGGCGGAATGATTTAATGGTTTCTTCACTGGCCAGTTCCTCCGGCGGCCGGAACACTTTGTAAATTCTGTCCGGCTCCGGTGCGCCGATTTCAGCCCCCAGATAATCAAAAACCCCAGCCTTTGAGATGGGGTTGTCTTTTACTTCTAGCCAGCCGTTGTTGTCATAGGTTCGCTTTGTCATGTCTCCTCACCAAAGTCGATAACCGGTGTCCAGAAGCATTTGCAGTTTGGTAACTGTCCGGGCAATCCGCGTTCACCGGTCTTTTCATCAATCACCGGCGGGTTATCCAGATCGAATACTTCCCCGTCCAGACGCAGATGTAATTCACGCGGTTCCGCACTGCCTGCCGAGTGATGCCATATTGCTTTGCGGATCCCGGCAGACTTCATCCGCTCATAGTTCGCCGCCGTGGTAATTTTTCGGGTCTGGTCAACAGCAATAAAATTAGCCCGTTTCTCTGTCACCCCACCGATATCCCGTATTTCATCCAGCAGGGTTTTACTGCCGCTGCCGGTCTGACTGACCGAACGCAAGGCTGCGCCCTCGATACGGGAATGAAACTGCTGCGGGATGGATTTGATCAGGGATACGTTTTCTGCCGTTGCGGCAATCATTTTGTCTTTCAGGGCTTCGGGCATGGCCGGGGTTTTTATCGTGATACCGCCGGAGAGCTGTTTCAGGGAATCGTCCAGGCTGCGCTGTGCGTTCATGTCCACCTGTGAGGTGAACTTATCCGCCATCTCTGCGGCCTTACTGTTAAAAATCTTATCCCACTTGCGTTTCAGCCGGTTCAGCCAGATTTTGGTCTGGCTGGCAAGGCTGGCATCCATGGTCACACCGCCAAAATCCTCATGCAGACTGCTGAACGTCTTTTCGTAATCTGCAATCATGCCTTTAATCAGTTGTGACATGTCACGCTGGTAACGGCTTTGGGCTGCTGCCGAATATTGCAGCGGCTTGCCCTTCATAACCGCCTGACGGGATGCCGCCCACCGTGCCCGTTTGGTTCGTACCCGTATTTTCCGGGGCATAATCGTCCTCGTTCACGTCAATACCGTAAAATGCCGATTCTTTATCTGCCGCCAGCTTTTTGCGGATATCAAGCCCGTCAACAGCACCAACCGCCGCATACGCTGAGTCGGTCTGTGCCTGCTTAAGCTGAATATCGGCGTTTTCGACAGCGGTCGGGCTGTCCAGCGGTAACCAGGTAACCGACAACTCCTCCGTTCCCAGCCCCTCGCTGCGCTGCAGCATGTCGTAATGCCGTTGCAGCAGTTCTTCCAGGTCATTGGCCTGTATGCTTTCCAGCTCCTCCCGGTAGTTGGCTTCTTCGTATTCCCCGGTGGAGTTAAACCCTTTCGGGGTTGTGCCGAGTAACTTGGTCGCAGGTACACAGGCCGCTGACGATACCAGCTGGTATTGCGTCATAATGGTGGCATCCAGATCCGCCAGTGAGGTGTCAAATTGCTGAACGGTATCACTCGAGCCAACCGTCTGAACACCGTAGTTATCCCGCATTTCCATGAAATACAGCATATTCTCGTGGATAGTCTCTTTATCCACGCCCTCAACATCGGCCATACCGATGGTCAGCAGGCGTTTTGTCATTGCCAGCTGCGGTGCTTCATTGGCAGTACGCTCCGATGCATAAACTCGCTCATACACTCGTTCAGGAACAGACACACCGAAATAGTTATAGGTGGGTTTGAGAATGTCCGGCACAGGGAACGGTACAAACTTCACAAAGTGCGATTTGTGGTACCGGCGTCCGCCGATAATCCAGTAAGTCGGTTCATAAAAATCAGGGCTGGCCGGATCCTGTAAATTGGCATCCGTTAAATCGGGTGTGACCCATTGCGGATCTATCTGCTTAATCCCTTTGTACATGCCTTTCGTCACGCCATCCGGATTAAACGGATTTTCATACCATTCCTGCGGATTGGATGTCTCAACCAGGAACAGTGCCAGTCTGCCGCCATACACGCGCCCGAAGTGGATCAGCTCTTTCATGTGATGCTGAATACGGTATTTTTTATCCTTCTTCCGTAACTTTTTGCTGATGTCGTGATTGTCCCCGCCGTCACAGTCCAGGTCATACCCCTGACGGATCGCATCACGCGCCGGCATGTTACAGGCTTTGTCCACCAGCCAGTGCTTGGCAATAACCGCACACATGTTATGACCGATAAACATCTGCGAGGCGTACCACGCCGCCTGAGCCTCCGGAACACCGTAAACCTGTCCGCCTTTGAATGACGGCACCGTACCGTCTGCACTGTCCATTGCCACGCCCTGCATGGTGGGCTGCTGCAAGGCCAGCCCCTGAAATCCTGTTTCGGCTGCCAGTGCTGAATATAAATGCGTTGAGAATGCTGACCGCTTAGGTGCGGCAACCTCTGTTGTTTTCCGCTTTCTGAACGGCCACATGTTATGTCCTCTTGCGTGAAAAGAATCCGCCGCCTTTCTTCTGGTACAGATAGCGCAGTGCCTGTGTCATGGCATCTACGGTGTCATCGTGCCCGGCAAACGGGAATGTTGTGATTTCTTCCACCGTTTCGGTGACCCACGGTGCAATATCTTTATGGGGCAGCCAGACGTTCCCGGCTTCCCATTCAGCGGTGCAGGCGTGAGCACGGGCGATTTTGCTGCCGTCCGGCTCTATGGGCACCAATCCTGATACGGTCGTTTTCAGCGTATCAATGACCGCCGGTCCGTTGGCTTTATCCTCCACCAGCTTGCGCCGCGCCTGCGGATATTTCTCAACCAGTAATTTCACGGCTTTCAGGGTTTCGGTAAAACTCATGCGTTTGCGGATCTGATACAGCAAATAGGCATTTGCGCCCTTCTTGCCCCACACCTGACCGACAACGTAGTCCGTGCCGTCACTGTCCTTAAATGTCATATCCCAGCTGTGAATGACTTCATCAAAGGTGTCCGGCAGATCTTTCGGCAGGTAGTACCGGGCGAATTCTTCGTGGAATATCTGCCCATCTCCCGGTTTCGGTGTCTGCTGATACATGGCAGACCAGAAGTAATCACCGAGAATGGCTTTTGTTTCGAGCAGCTTATCCAGCGGATGCAGCTCAGGGACCAGCGCCTCACCCTGTTCGTTGATGGCCGGGAACGCCAGCACCCTAGCTTTTGGTGTTTTTTCTTTTACCCTGCCGGAAAGGTCATCTGTCGCCCAGCGGGTCGCCATGATGATTTCACCACTATTCCGGGACAGACGGGTTTTAAACGTTGATGCGTACCAGTTCCAAATTGACTTTTTAACCGTGGGACTGAGCGCTTCCTTTGAGTTTTTTATCGGGTCATCAATAATCCCGAGATCAACTTTTTTACCTGTCAGCGGACCGCCAACACCGGCACAGACGTATGTTCCCCTGTGATTGGCAATTCCGAATTCTTCGGTATTACGCTTAACCGCCACACCGTCAGTCGGTTTATTACCTAACCAGCTTTGAGGAAACAGAGTCCGGTACTCATCTGACGACATGATACGCTGAACATCAGTGTTCATATCACCGGCCAGATCTGACGAATAGGACAATGCGCCCACACGTTTATCCGGATACTTACCGAAGAAATACGCAGGAAGATACCGCGACACAATATCGGATTTACCATGCTGCGGCGGTGCGCCAAGAATCAGAATCGGACGCTTACCGGCCATCATCTCAATCAGAAAGTTATCCAGTGATGCACAGACCGTTTCCGAAAAGTGACTGGTGATGTATTCCGGGTTAATGTACCGGATGAATTCATGCAGGCTGCGCCGTGCTATCTCTCTGCGAACTTCTTCATCAAACAGATCGACATTGATATCCATCACATCACCTAAAATGATAAAAACGAGCCTTTCAGCATCGAATCACTCCGAAGCCGCTTCCGTTTTTTTGATAACAAATGATTAACAAAACAAACAGGCATAATGCCCGGGGATGAGTATTGTTTTTGACGGGTTCATTGTGCTTTTTGCGTGAACCTGATTTCGCTTGTTCGGATAAGATCCATTATGTTAAACAGAGGCTATTTCCCCGCTTTTTCACGTAACTGCAAAAGCTGCTCTGTCGTCAGTCCACTGAGGTCAAATCCCGTTGATTGTATCGGGCCGCCATCTGCACCGGTGACCTCCGTCCGGTTTTTCAGCATCCCCAAATGCTGCGCAACCATTTTCAGCGCTTCATCCTGATTACGGGTGATAACCTCGGTACCGAACTTACCCTCTTTTATCTCGGCAAATAACCGGCGGCTTGCGCCCCTTAAATCCCGTGTATCGTGGAAATAAGAACGTCCAATACCGGCACCATTGCAGCGGGGGCAGTCAGGATTCGGGTCAAGCGTACTGTCGTAACCGTAGCCGCCCCTGTCGTTCGGTGGCCTCTGGCTCTTCCTCATCGCCTCACTGACAGCATCCTCAAACTCTATCGAGTCCCGCCACTGATAGTTAAAGCCAAAGCCCCAGCAGTGGCGGCAGCATAACCGGCGGTATTCCGTCAGCTCAGATACATCTGCGGTGGCAATGTCCCACCACATTTTTAATACTGCGTCCTGGGTGATTTCGGCTCTGCGTTCCCGCGCAGTGAGAGCGTCTCGTATTGCCCGGTTCACCTCAATATTTCTATATAACTGACTCGCGCTTGCGTAAGCGTTATGTCCCTCACATTTTCCCCCTGCCCGTTTATATGCAGCAGTCCGGTTCAGGTCGATAAGATACTCAGCCACGAAACGAGCCTGTAAGTCTGTGAGCCGGTAATTGCGCAGGTTGAACTCAGTTTCATCATTCTGCGCATTGTCGGATTCATTACTCTGCGAATCCGGTATATCACTATTGCGCACCGGTTCATTTGCGCATCCTTTTTTCTGCGCAGTGCGCACTTTCTTTTGCGCAGTTTTTTGCGCACTCTGCGAAGTTGGCTTTTTGATGTGCCTACGCGCTGTTGCGTAATTCAGTCCCTGTATCTCACACCATTCTTTCGGGGATATTCCCGTTACTGAATGCTCGGCGAGGAACTGTTGCTGTAACACCCCCCAATCCGGTTTCATGGTGCTTTCTCCTTAACCAATTAAAAAGCCCACTCAGTGAGCAGGCTTTGTGATGGGTTATTGTTGTTCTGCCGGGGACAGCTCACCTTCCTCAAACCAGCCATCAGTCCCACGTCCATCCGCTGCCAGATAATGAATGAGATACTGATTCGGGCCGTTATGATATTCAGCACGGGCTTTCACATGACCTTCTTCACCGCTGATGGTGACCTGCACAACCTGACCTAATTCATGTTTAAACAT